TTGTACAGCGGTTGATATAATAAACAATGGAAGGAATATTTTCTTAAAGAGATTACCAATAACCTCCATAATGCCACCGGCACTTTTTACTGATTTACCAATATTAGCAATTTTCTCCTTCATCACCTTCATCTTGTCCCAGGCACCTTTTATTGATTTACCAATATCAACAATAAATGTAAAAAATCCTTTGATACCACGAACCACGCTGCTGATGACTCGAATAATTTTACCGCCAAAGAACAATAAGGTTCCACCTACTATCAAAGCAATTGCCTCCCAATTTTCTTTGAATTCAGTCATGGCAGTTGCCATGTCACCTGAAAAGAATGCTTCAAGCATTCTTACAATACCAAAGACTTTCTCAATAGCCCATTTCACAGCTGTGAAAAGTTTTTCAGGATCGGTAAAGAGTAGGAACAAAGCAGCAAGAGCACCAAATAGACCTAAACCTTTCTTCGCACCATCAGCAAACTTATCGAATGCATTGGCTAAGTTATCAACACCACCAGCAATTTTCTCTAACCAATTGGCTTGATCTTCAGCAATAGCTTGCTTCTCACGGTTCTCTTCTTCGGTTTCAGTCATCGATTGAAGTTGCTCTAATTGCTTTTCGGCTAAACTTCGAGCTTTTACTGATGACTCATCATTACTCAATACAGCTAAAACCTTACCAAACAGATCACGCAACTCTTTAGAGTTTTCGGTGTTAGCCTCTTCTAAAGCTGTAATGTCAGCATCGACTTTGTCAATTGCTTCCTTTTGCTTTAAATCTTTATTTTGCTTCTCAATAACTTTAGTTAATTCATTGAGCGCTTTTGCTGGTGTTACTGGCATGGTTTAGTCTCTCTCATGGTGAAAACTATTTTTTATTCTTAATTCTGTCATTCTCTTCGTCTATCCATTGTTTTAATAACATGATATAGATGTCTTTTTCCCAAGGCATTAAATTATCCAATTCAGTTAAAGAATAATTATGGTGCTGCATCATAGCAAAATTAGTTTTATAATAATTCTCTAATGAGTTATGAGAGAGACTTACTAGAAAAAATTAGCAAGTCCCTCAAGGGTTACTTCATTCTTAGCATTACAGCTCTTACATTCGAATTTAATGTCATGTTTAAGCTTTGGCATATCTTCGAAGAAGTCAGTCATTTTTCTAAACTGTTCAGCTGTTAATGACTCCACAAACTCTCTTAGATCCTTTTGTGTTTCGCTCTCGGCAGGATAAACATTATCGGCATCATAGATTGATTCAATTGCCGAAACAATTGCTGCCATTGTAGACTCTTCGTCTAGTTTATCTTTAGTGATCTGTCTTTGTAATCCCTTTACGGTGGGATACTTTAACATCACGCCAACTGTATCGGTAAGCTCAACCTTCGAAGGTTTAGTCTCAATCGTACCAACAACCTCGATTTGTTCTAGATTAATTTCTACAGTATTTTGAGTACTACAATCTTGGCATTTAACGCCAACATTCGAAGTCTCACCAACCGATTTACTTCTTAACTTAATAAAGATATACTCTAAATCAAAGAGAGTATACTTCTCAATATTAATTTTTCCTTCGGTACAACCAGATATTACATCACGTAAAGCAGTAATCATTTGTTTACGATCACGTGATTCCATTGCTAGCATTAGAATCTTTTCTTCTTTTACTAGGTATGGTCTATATTCAATTGTCTCACCGGTGCTTGGTACATCTAAACTATACTTTGCACTTGTTAACTTAGGTAACGCCATTTCATTTCTCTCCTATAATATAAACATGCTATATGTTTAATAATTTAATTAACCAAATAAACTTTTAATACCGCTTGATGTTCTATCAACGATAGTTGTTGCAACAGACTTTACTCCACCCACAAAGTCACTTGTAGCTGACGATAATGATTTAGCAAAGTCACCTGATGATGCTGTGGCATTTCCACCGCCACCAAAGAGTGATTTTATTTTACCACTTACTTGATCCACAATACTTCCTACTGAACCTTGATATGGTTTTACAATTGAAGCAAAGGACTCATTAATCTTCTTACGAATTTGATCTGTCACATCAGCCATGACCGAGTTATATTCACCTGCAATTTCACCCTTTGCAAACTTAAACATTGTTTGCAGCTGATCACCAATATCACCAAAGGGATTAAATGGTAATCCTGGCATGAAGGGATTTGGAATCTGAATAGCATTTAGAATATCGGCAAATGCTGTAGCAAATGAGAAGTATGTTGATTGACTTACAAAGTTCTTATATGTTAATGTAACACTTATACGAATTAAACCATTTTCATTTGCGTTTGATAACTCAATGGCATTCATCGTAATTGGATACGCATCTTGTAGAGTACATTTATAAATCATATCAGCATCTAAATCCAATACGGTGATTGTCACATCACTCACATAGTCTTTACGATAATAGATCTTACCTGTTTCGTCATCCACTATATGTTTCATCCACTTATCAAAGATGTTCTTCATATAGAAATCGTTCGTTACAAGGAATGTAAGAGTGACATCATCATTAATAAACGAATATGGATATTTAATTGGCTGTGTTGTTGTACCATGCTCAAATGTTGAGATGGAACGACCAGGAATCGATGCTGATTCAAGTAGTGCGTTTAACAAATATTGATTGGGATTCACACTAGCTGGACCAAAGAACGTAACAGCAAAGAAGTTTGAACGAGCCAAGCCACCACGTTGATTAATACGTGATGCTAAATCATCAACCGGATTTGTGAAAATCATTTCTCATTAACCTCTTAAATTCTTTTTAGAGTCAGACCAAACAACTCGCTTGCTAGACTTTACAAATTGTTCTGTTGGTAAGAATACCGCAATCTCCCACTCGGGTGCAGATACTTTTACTGGTACTTGTTGAATCTGTGAATACAAATATCTTTTATAACATGGTAATACACCCGGAAATCTACTTACTGATTTTAGTAGTTCCCATCGTATTTTCATCTTAGTTGATTCATCATACTTCTTATTATTTGTTGTCTCTAAAAGCGAATCAAAGAGACGTGCACGTAAGATTGGCGATAGGTAGTGTAGATTAATTCCATAGAACCCACCCTTTGCAGGTTCAACCATAATCACCAAAGGAAATTTATCGTAATAAGGAAGTGTTTCCTTCGTCTTTGGATCATAAAAGTACATATACATATTACCAATACGAGGCCGTGTTACTTTTGTAAGCTCTTCAGATGATAAAGTATTTCTTCGATTCACGCGCATGTTCTTTAGTTTTTGCATGAACCATTTGCGTGATTCTTCAGTACGTGGAGCGACACCTGCTCTAAACGCCTGTTGCTCTAACTTTTGAAAAATTGAAGATGCCATATTACCGTAATCTTTTATGATTGAATATATAGAGTATTTATATGTACAAATTGATTGATTTGTGATATAATATTAAAGAGTCCTTTGAGGTAGGGGGTATACTAAGATTTTAATAGTAATTTAATACCGAGGGATGCCAAGTAATCTTCATGCCAGATTTCAAAGGTGTATCCACGTTGGTTAGCATATTTAGTTGCAGCTTTCCACTTTGATTCATTCTTAATATATGTCATGACCTCATTTAGATAGCGCTTCGTTTGACGTGCTGGTTTCTTTGGTGGTATTGTTTGTGACTTTGGTTTAATCTCTACTAATAGAATACGACCGTTAGAGAATTTAATCTTTAAATCCATAAAGTATCTATGTGGTTTATTATCGGTCTTACAAATATAAGGTATGACTACTTCTTCGGAAGACCAACCAATCACATCGTCTCGATCCTCGCACCAACGAAAAACCTGACGTTCCCATAGTGATCGATATTGCACATTACTCGGATCACCCATATACTTCTCAGGTTTTTTAACCTTATACTTTCCTTTGTAAGTTTTTGCCACTACATTGCCTTATAAATAACATATAAATACTTGTGTATTTATCTATTTATTAGGGATAAAATAACGTATGAAATCACTAGTCTACCCTAGCAATCTTTTTAATGCTGGTACTCCCTTTGTAAGCTTTACTGCTCAGAAGTTTACGTATGGTAAAGGTGGTAAACCATTGGGACACTGCTCTCTATATCACCCAACAAACGTTGCATTTCAAGATGGTGCAGGTTACACTACATTTGATATGGGCCCAATTGGTTCCAAACTTATTCAGGGAATTGGTGGTGATAACGTCGAAGAGTCATTGACGGCCGCAATTACAAATATGCAAACCGCAGTACAAGGTAACGCAGACGTTAAAACAATGTTAGCACTAAAGATCGCAAAGGATGCTGGGTTAACTGCCGGACTAGATCCTGCTTCTACTTATGGATTAGCAAAAGGTATTGTAACCAATCCAAATACAACTGCGCAATTTACTAACATGTCTATTCGTAGCTATGTGTTTAACTTTAAACTTATTGCTGATTCGGCCGACGATTCAAAAGAGATTAAAGAGATTCAACAATTCTTTAGACATAATATGTATCCCGAGCCAGGACCTGCTAACTATATTCTATCATATCCCGCAAAGTGGGAGATTAAGTTATATACTAGTCAGGGCACCGAAAACATTTATTATCCAAAGATTCATGAGTGTTTCCTTACAGCGTTTAACACTAACTTTAATGCCTCATCACATTTACATTTTGCTACTGGCGCTCCAGTTGAAGTTGATATTTCTCTTACGTTCCAAGAGACAAAGGTCCTCAACAAGAACGAAATCATAAGCGGAGAGAATCTATATGCTTAATTTCTTTCGTAAGTTTCCACTTACATCTTATCAGACCGATTATAAAGATCCAAATTCTAAACAGGTTGTAGTTGATCTATTCAGAGGTATCAAGGTTGATATTGATAAGATCGATAACGCTAATGCGTATATTTTGTATGATATTCAAGATGGTATGAGACCCGATCAGGTATCGTTTGAATTGTATGAAACACCCGAATACTTTTGGACTTTCTTTTTAATTAACGAACACCTTCGAGCCGGATTACATAACTGGCCTAAGAGCTATAATCAGTTAGTTCAGTTTGCTGAAAACAAATATAATAGACTTGTTGTATTACCCGAAACAAAAATAGGATTCGATGGGCTAATAGAACATTATGTTGCGGCCAAGGAGATTGAAGTTGGATCTACCATAATAGGTACTGCCTCTGGTACTACAGCAACTATTGATGCTATTGACGCGTCTTTAAATCATTTATATCTTACCAATGTGAATGGCACGTTTTCTAGTTCAGATAATCTTTTTTTACAATCAACCAGTGAAAATTTTCAGAATAATTCTCAATACAAAATTAGCTTCATTAATGAGATTAATGCACCACATCATTATGTAGATACATCAGGGAATCGTGTTGAACGCATTCCATTTAATGAATCAGATTCGAACACATACATACCAATAACAAACTTACAATACGAAGAAGACGAGAATGATAAGTATACATCTATTCGTGTACTTACTCCTGGAATTGTAGATACCTTTGCCGAAACATATAAGACAGTAATCAATGCCTAAACAACAAGGTCAACATAAAACAAATACCACCGCAGTAAATCCTTCATCCTATCGGATGCAGGTAATGTTATATTCTGCGAATGGTAAAGAGCGCGATATTACAGCGTTGGTGACGTCATATGTTGTTACTGAATCTATCTTTCAGCAGACACTCATAGCTGAGATTGATTTGAATGATGCTGTGTCTATGATGGAAGACTTAAATATTACCGGTAACGAAAAAATTACGGTTATCATTCGTCGGCAAAACTCTAAAACAAAATCGCCAATTACACTACAACATGATTGGCATGTACTTGATATGCCACTCTATTCTCGCATTAAGCCTGACTTACAGGTTTATAAGTT